GGATCTGTGTTCTTTGCTTTTGCTGGAATATGGTTCCAAGCATCAATTGCTGATGCGTACTTTACTGGCAAGCCCCATGCGTTCTGGCATGTTGCGTGGCAACGACCCTGAACACCTGAGACGTGGTTAACCATAAGCTTCTTCATATGGCTGTAGGCCTGTAGGCCTGTTAAACGGCTAATTACCATCTTCTTCTTCCTCTATTTTGATAAGCGGTGAAGTACGGAGAGTATCCATTACTTCCTTAGTTAATGAATCTTTGAGGTCAAGTTCCTCACGGATTGACTCCAACATGTTTGCGGCACCTTGCCACTTTCTATCCCCATAGTATAGCCAGCCACCACGACGTTCTACAATTCCATTAAGAATAGATAAAGAGATAATCTCTTTAGCAGAGTCGTATGATCCGGCGTCTAACGGTCCTCCATCAGCAAACCAGAAATCTAAATATGCAGTTTGCTGAGGTGGGAATGTTTTATTTTTAATAGTACGTACCCGGATAGTCTGGCCACAACGGCGCTTGCCTTCTCCGACACCTACTTCTAGCCACTCATCGCGCTTTACTTCTACGCGAATAGCCATGGCATAGTCCTTGCCTAGACCACCTGGTGTAGTACGAGGATCGCCATGCATTACGCCGATCTTCATACGGAACTGGTTAATCAATAGGCAAGTAATACCGCGTTCGTTCTCTACTAAAGAACGCTTAGTAGCTTTTGCTACCTTGCGGAAAAACTTATTAGTAAGAAGAGCTCCACGACCTACCGTCATTTCGTCCATGTTCTTATCATCTTCTGCTGTAGGAACTAGAGCAGGAAGAGAATCAATAATAATAAGATCGACAGCCTTAGATTCACAGAACTGAATCGCAGCTTCATATGCTTCCTCCATGATATTAGTAGAAACTACAAAGACACGATCTGTGTCAATGCCGCACATTTGTGCATAGCCAACATCAAAGGGTTCTGCAGCGATCCATACAGTTGTAAAGTCTGGGTTCTTAGCCTGGTTTGCTGCAACAGTCTTAAGAGCAATTGCTGTCTTACCATTAGAAGCTTCACCAATGATTTCAGTCCACTGGTTTACTGGCCATCCTCCACCTAGAACAACGTCTAGTGTAAGAGAGCCTGTAGTAATACGTGTTGGAAGTTGTGCATCGCTTGCCTTAATTACCGTACCTGGACCCATCTTCTTGTTAAGAAGTGCTGCAATCTTTAGTACCTCTGCGTTTAGTGTCATCATTATCCGATCCGATCTACGATTACGTTGGGGTTGAATCCCCCACCTTGTGAAGCTTGCTTTGCTGGTGTTGCTGGTCCACCTGCTGAACCGCCTGGCATTCCAGCGCCACTACCTTGTTGAAGTATTGGATACCCACAATCATAGCACCGTTTACGGTTGCTAGCCATCGGCGCAAAGTAGTTACCGGAATAGCAATTAGGACAAGGCTCAGCTTGCTTAGCAGCTTGAGACTTAGTAAGTAACTGATCTGCATCCCGGTCATATGTCACAGGTGTTGCAGTTACATTGCCTTCTGGTACATACCTAACTGGAATGCTTGGGTTATTTGTAGGGGGTAAGCCACTACGCTGTGGTAACTGTGGGGCATTAGGTTCTGATAGTTTACGAGACCACCAATCGCTCATGATGAGTACCTTTCACTAAGGATGTTCATATCTACTAATGCAGCCAAGCAAGTCATAGATGCGGAAAAGGAAACAAACTTAAATAGAGTTACTAGTGCAGCAAGGGTTTCATCTGGAAGATCTGAGTCTTCAAGATCAAGAGACTCTGTCGCATAAGATGCTGCCGCAACCTGAGCCGCAATAGATGCGTGTGCTTCTATGATAGGAAGCAAAGCAGCAATACGGCTAATGCGTTCTGTACTTGCTTGCTCCTCCATTTCTGCTACCTCATCTGAGATAGGAGAAAGACCTAGAATTACTGCAACAGATTCTGGATCAGTACAACCACTATCGTAGATAATTTTACGAATCAATACCTGTGGAGATATCGTCGTTATAGTTATATTATTTTTTTTCTTACGGTTAAAGAAACTCATTTTGCGTCTCCCCACCTTTCTACCGTCTTTACGTCGGCTAGTAATGGAATACTGAGCACGTTGATTCCCTCCATCGCTGAACGAATTGCCTCTGCAGTCTCTTCTAATAAATGATTAGGAGCAACTGTTACAAGTTCGTCATGCACAGTAAGTATTAAGTTAGATTCTTTAGGGATCATTTCGTGAGCCCTAACCATTGCAACCTTAATAAGGTCTGCAGCAGATCCTTGGATCACAGTGTTGAACGCTTGGCGTTCTGCACGTGAGCGCTTCCAAATCTCATTTGAGCGAAGATCCGGAATGTACCGGCGACGCTTCAAGATAGTAGAAGCATAAGGAATGGGCGTACGACTACGACTCTCAGTTATGACAGTGCGCTTGTATCGACCTACTGCTGGGAACTTCTTAACAAAGTTATCTAGCAGATCTTTAGCTTCCCTAAGATTGCAGCCAATTTGCTCCGCAATCTTATCTGGTCCTACACCGTATGCCATAGCCAATACTAACACCTTTCCAGCTTTACGATCCACACCCATGGTGTCACCCACAGTTGTGTAGATATCCCCGCCGTCTAAGTACGAACCGCACATAATACGGTCCTTAGAGAAAGATGCAATAACCCGTGGCTCAATCTGTGAGTAGTCTGCTACTACAAGGGAATGACCCTCAGGAGCAATAAATAGGTTACGGATAGCTTTACCATTTGAGGTGTGAGGAGCTGGTACGTTCTGTAGGTTGGGGTTCCGACTACTGAACCGACCAGTCTCAGTACCATATTGTACAAAATCTGTGTGCACACGGCCATTAAGCAGCAAGCTTTTCTTAGCAACAATCTTGCTCTTACCAGCTAGCGTACGAGTTATGTCTCCACCCAAGTATGGGATTACGTATGTAGTGAGCAACTTATTAAGGTCTGAGTAACGTATTAGAGCATCTACAAGGTCGTCTTTACCTGCATAAGCCTGTAGTGCAGGTTCTGATACTGAGAAGTCATGGACGGTTGTAGTCTCGCCCGAATTAATTTTCTTTTCCCCATTTGTGGTAGGAGTCTTTGGCTTTAGGCCACGGCCTCCCTCTTTTTTAGAGGTATATAGGAGTGTCTGCTTCTCTTTAACACTATTAATATTAAAGCTCTTGCCTGCAGCAAGATAGATATCTGCCTTGCACTCTTCTAATTGAACTTCAAGATCTCCCTTGAGTCCAGTAAGAGCCTTGACATCTATATCTGCGCCACGTAATTCCATGTTGCAGATAACCTCAAGAACATCCATCTCTAAGGCAAATAGCTTTGATAACTTATCTTCTGCAAGCTTTTCTGAAAGACGCTTCCACAGTTTCCAAGTCCACTCAGCATCTAAGCCCGCGTAGGTTGCTACGTCAGTAAAGCTGTGTGCTTCGATCTCTTTACCTACACCTTTGACCATCTCGTAGCCAAACTCACGCTTGAGACAATCGTCTAGTCCTAACCCTGTGATACGGGTTTGATTATTAATAATAAAAGATGCAATAAGTGTGCAGCCAAAAGTAGGCTTTGGCAGCCCACCGATGTACTTAGAGATACTCTGTAGGTCAAACTTTACATTGTGTCCGACCTTTACCTTGTCGCTCATAAAGAGAGGCTTGAGAGCCTTGAAGACTTCTCCTGCAGTTAGTTGATCTGGGGCATCAGTGAATACTTTTGTAGCTTTCTTTTCATCTTTGCTGTGATCCTGAGGACGTAGAGTCATGCCCTTAGCCTGACGAAGTTTAGCGGACGGCAATAGTGGGTAATCTGTACGTATGTACTCACCGTTTGGGTGACCCATAGGTATTACATCTACTCGGCCTTCTGTAGCCAAAGCAATCCATACAACAGGATTCTGACGAGGATCTCCACGATTCTCGCCCATAGTTTCTACGTCAAATACAAATTCATCTACTTGTGAGTAGGCATCGACCACTTCTTGCAGTTGGTCGGTAGTAAGGATTATATTTTTCATTCTGCTCTCCAATAGAAAGAAAAGGAGGTAGGAAGCTAAACCAAGGAGGTTGCGATCTAGCTTCCTACCCCTAAGGGATTAGTCTTCTGGGATTTCGCGTGCGATGTCAGTAAGTTCGGCCTTAGTTGACATGCGTAGTGCGTCTGTGCCTAGAGGGCTAAATGTGCTAAGAGTTTGACGAACGTGCTCAGCATCAAGATCCCAATCTTCTGGAAGGTCGCGTTCCTTAACAGGCATGATTGAGTAGCTTGTCTTGGTGCTCTGACCTGACTTGCTAACTGCCCAGAACATACGATCCAAAGGACCGGTCTTAGGGTCACCGTTCAGCTTTTCCAACTGACCGCAGAGACGCATGCCTACAGTCATTAACTGTACTGATGGGTCTTCGTCAGAAAGATTAACAATGCTGAATGCAAACTTGTTTTCAGCCTTGTTGCCTGCACGGCATAGTGGACACTGTGAAGTACCGAGGCAGACAAAAGACTTTTTGCCTGTGCGCTGTACCCAGTGCTGTGAGAAGATCATTGGTTCCGGAGAGAGGAACTTGATCAGTTGAACATCCTCTTCAAACTTGAAGTCGGTTGCATATGTTTTGGCTACTTTAGCTTGTACCTTTTTGGCTGCAGCCCAGCCTACCTGGATTACAGATGAGCGATCTGCTGCTTCATCTTCATCTTCGGTTTCGAATACTGCATCTTCACTTGGAGTGATTGTTGCTTCTTCATCTTCGTCAAGGTATGACGATACGTTAGCGTTTACTGGCATTTTATTTCCTTCGGTTTTTGGCCTTATGGCGTTTTGGTTAATTTGTTTCTTGATTGTGGATTTGAGTCCAGTTGTTAAACAGCTCTGCTGTTAACTCCCGTTCTCTATCCCATTCAATCCTAGGGGCTTCAAGAAGATCCCTGGACTGAAAACTTTCTATTGTCGACTCTACCATAGCACGGCTGTACATCCGCCACCCGGGCTTCTTTACACCGTTTACAACTATAGACCTTAGTCTATAAGGAGCACGAGGAATGTATCCTTTACGCTCCCAGAGCCGTACAGTTACAAGCGGCCTACCTAGAGCCTCTGCAAACATACCTGCTGAGAATAACTCAATCTCATTACCGTTTGCAAGTTTCTTACGTAGTGGGCGCTTATCCCATGCTTCCTGATCAGCAACTTGCTTTTTCTTTGCTTCTACCTCAGGGTTTACGGAACGACGTTTTTTCTTAGACCCTGGATAAAATTCACTGAGAGATCCAAACATCTCGTCAATTTTATCCTCAGCCATTACTTGATATATCCTTCCATAGCTTTCTTGAATATGTCAAGTGCAATGAATGCTGCGCCTTGGCTATCTTCTGAACGAGCAAAGAGCATGGGATCCCAAGCTTTCAATCCTTCAGAAACTAAGTGTAGAAGACGTTCTTCTGTTAACTCAGGTCCTTCTACCATTTCAAACATGGCGTTCCTCTCTATGTGCTATCAAGTCTATAAGTTCTTTAAAAGTTTTATCACAATACCAGCAAAGATGCAACTCGCTAGTCATTTGGTTTTTTACGCTTACTGTAGTCGCTGGCAATGCCGGCAATTACAACTAGTATATTGAATCCTATCCAAAGTGCAAGTAAGCTTTTCCAAAACATATTATGCCTTCTTTAGTACAAATGCGTTAGTTACCTTCTGTGGGAACATAGTATCAACATCGTCCTCAGTTAGCAAACCTTCGTATACACATTCCATTACAGACTGTTCGTTAAGTACAGGCTTTACTTCAAAGCAGCGCTCTGCTAGGCCTTTATCTTCAAGAATAGACTGAGCAGCATTCTCGTCAACTGACTGTGAAACACGACGCTGTTTCTGCATACCGTTGTAGCCACCGTACTCTGGCATGTCATACCACTTGTGGCCCTTGTCATCTTCCAGACCGTATCCATCAACAAAAGACATAAGTTCTTTTTTGATTACATTCTGACGTGCAGTAAGATCATCAATATTTTTCTTTAGGAGTACATACTCCTTGTACATCGATTCAATATCGCTTGTACCAAAGTCGTCTACTGTAGGTAGGTTTTCTTTACCAATTACTTCCATGTTACCCTCCGAGGTAATTATAGCTCGATGAATTCTTCGAGCGCTGTGATAACTATATCAGTCACTGTGATACCTTCCGCAGCAGCTTTTTCTTTTGCTGCATTCCAGATCTCATCAGAAACTCTGATAGTTCTTGTGGGGGTTGGGTTAGGCATTTTAACTCCTGAAACGTGGCCCCCGCTATATCTTATTCTATATTTAATTGTTTTGCAAAAATTGCCTAAGTGTACCGAGGGTTAAGTTCAGTTCACCGTCCTTGCCAATACCTTCTCCATCGACAATAGCATTTGCCACTGACATTTTTTGCTGGAGCATGTCATATTGACGAGTCTCTATAGAGCCTAGCATAAGTAGGTCTTGGATTACAACGTGCTCCCAGGTGCTGGAGGCTCGTTGGATGCGTCCGTTCCTTTGAAGAGCAAGTCCTGCATTCCAAGGCAGGTCATAATTGACCAGTAGGTTAGCCTGAGGAAGATCCACGCCATACCCGCCAGCGTCAGAACTAATGAGCAGGCGAGTCCCAGGATTAGTCTGAAAGTCAACCTTAGCATCTTCTTTTTCCCTTGCAGTCATCCGCCCGGTGTAAGTGTTTGCCCCATAGCTTTTTAGCTCTTTACCAAGTATATCTGTCATACTGACAAAAGTGGTAAATATAACTGCTTTATTTTTTTCATCTTCCGCTAGGAAAGTGGCTATAGATTCCTTTAGTGTATCTAGCTTTGGGGATTTGAACTCTTTATCAAGAACGCCTGAATCTAATAGTTCTGCAGCAAACAAAGATCCGGTACCTGCAAAGCCATCAAACTTTAATCCGCTGGTTTTTAGAAGTTGTGGGTGTGCGCATACCTGACGTAGGGCAATTAGCTTTGGCATAATGCGCCCACGGAACTCATCAATTAGCCCGCCATCCTTTGTATAGATGCTAGCCCCAGAACTAATAAAAGCTGCTGCTTCGTCTAGATCTTCTAATAGCATCTCGCAAATAGATTTGTACAATTTGCGGCCTGCTGGATCAAATGGAATTAATAGAGGAGACGCCATAATTGTTTCTGGCAAGTAAGGAGATACGTCAGGGTCTGATTGACGTTTACGAACTGATGTAGATTTTAAAGAGTCATGTAGCTGGGTAAGGTTTTTGTATCCATCTATCCAACCCATCCCATTACGGTTAATGTACTTGGCCTCAAAGTTAGGGTATGAGCCAAGAACGTGGCGATCAACAAACTCCATGATTGAAAAGATCTCTTCGGCTTTTCCATTTTCTACAGGAGTACCAGTAAGAGCGTACATGTATGGAGCAGTAAGTTTCTTTACATGCTTAGAGCGCTTTGATTTAAAACTCTTGAGCGCAGTGGCCTCATCAGCCACAACAAACGCACGAGGTAGCTTCTTAACTAACTCCCAGTCAGAAACTACTTGTTCGTAGTTCATGATGATGTAATCAACCTGAGAGTTTTTAAACTGTTCGTATTGAGCCTGACGCTGCTTAGGAGTGCCATCAATAACTACAGGAAATGAAGTCTGTCCTGTAAACTTATCTATTGCATTAGCCCACTGGTACTTAAGACTTGATAGACAGATTACTAACCCTGGGCCGGTAATCTTTCCTTCATCACGTAGGCGCTCTATTGCTGCAATAGTTAGTACAGTTTTTCCAAGACCCAGGTCATACGCAACAAGTACTTTGCCACGTTCGCACATTAGGTCTACGGCCTCTTCCTGATATGGAAGAAGGGTTCCTGTAAAACTCATTCTTATCCTAAGATTGCGGCTTTGCCTAACACACAGTGCTTGGCCTTATTAATACCTAAGCGTATAGCATCTTCTGACATATCGCCAATGTCTTTAACGTTAGCTTGCATGTAGTTGAAGAACTTGCACTCAAATCCTGTCTTACGGCTTAAGTCTAACATACGTAGTGAAGCCTCACGACCAGCAGTATCGTTATCAAAAGCAAATACAACATTCTCTGCCTCTCGAAACAGCTTGAACTGCTCTGGGCTTACTGATGCACCAAAGGTTGCAACACCTCCGGAGATGCCAACGGATCGTAAACGAACTGCGTCTAATGGGCTTTCAACAATAATCATAGTATTGCTTACCTGCTTGTCATTAAACAGCGTAGTGCTTTTTAACACACCTGCCGGACGGTTTTTAAAGTGACGCTTACTTTGTCCCTTTTCTTGCCAACCCAATAGCTTTGCATGCTCCCATTCACGGATAGGAAGAATCCAGTTATCATTTTCTGCGTCCCACATTACGTCGTATGCCTGACAGGCTTCCAAAGTAATATCCCTAGCTTCTAAAGCCCACTCAGGAATCTCATTAATACGATACAAAGCAAGGCGGGCCTCACTCATTTCAACCGGCTTTGGGATAGCAATGTAAGAAGACTTAATCTCTTCCATCTGCTTAACAATTAACTCAAGATCAATTTGAGAGTTGTTACGCAGCCAGCTCTTTGCAGCTTCAAGATCTAATCGACCCCACTCTGTCTTGAACTCTAATTGTTCAGAGATAAGAGTTAGAAGATTTCCTTTGTACCCGCACGAGAAACAATGGTGCACACCGGACTCAACATTAATCGACCAAGACGGATTGTTATCAATGCGCCCAGTACGAAGTTCGTGACCGGGGCATAGAGCAGTGATCTCATCTCCACGCTCTGTCCAGGTATCAATACCTAACTTGAATAGTATTGACTTTACTTCATTATCAGTTAGAACCATTACGAGCAGCCTTCCTAGCACGTGAACGCCATGATTCGCGTTGACGTGGAGTGGTTGCTCCCCAGATACCCTCTAGTCCTGGCTCCCATACAGCGTATGTAAAGCACTTATCTAGTTGGTTGCATGAGTTGCAAATATCTTTTGCCGCTTGTACGGCTTTGCGATCTTCCGAATCAGGGAAGAATATATCCGTATCTAAATCGACACACGCCTGTGTGCCATCAAAGTCTGGAAAATTGATCATTTTAATACTCCTGAAACTTTCCGTTTTCCCAATCCCAAAGTAGTTCCATTTCGACCTTGCCACAGTTACGGCTGGCTTCGATACGGAACAAGCGTGATGAATCATCTTCTTCGTCTTGCCGTTCTAGTGCCAGGATAACATCAGCATCCTGAAAGAACGAAGACGAGTAACCAATTGACGACGCTGACACACGATTCTTTTTCATCTTCCATTCAAGAACCTGTGTGGTAACTACAATTGGCTTTTCAATCTTTTGAGCCAGCTTCTTTAACGAACGAGTGATGTTAGTCAGTGCTTTGGCTGTGTTAGCTTCACCGCTGACCTCATCTGTCATCAGATACACACCGTCAACAAAGACTACATCTGGTTGGATCTTCTCAACCTTTGCTGCAAGTCCAGAGATAGTATCTGCTGCTGGTCCGTCTGTTAGGTAGAAGTTGTGCATTGCTTCCATCTTCTTAAGCATCTTTTGGTAGCGTGCTTCTTCATCTACCTTAAGGGCTCCACGTGTCAAACGTGCATGAGAAATGTTAGAGCGCATTGCATCGTGACGAGTCTGTTGTTCGTGACTGCTCATTTCAAAGGACTGGAACATTGGGACAAACCCATCGTTGTGTAAGTTAACTGCGGTCTGCAGAGCAACAACAGACTTACCAGTCTTTGGTGGAGCAATGATCACAACAAGCTGTCCGGGCTGCAAGCCTGCGGTTGCTTGGTCAATGAGAGAGAAACCTGTAGCCATGCCAATCAAACCGTTTGGACGGGTCTTGACTGCAAGGTACTCGTCATAACGTGTGAGAGGTTCTGCTGTCAGGTTTACATCCCGACTAGCGCCTACACCCTCATCAGAAATCTTTGCAACGCCTGTGCTCATAGTTGCAATAGCAGATGCGTGATCGCCCTCTGCAATTGAGTCTGCAGCATCTTGAATAATCTCAATCGCTTTTTGACGACGTCGATAATCAACTAACTGATCAAGGAGATACTCAATAGAGTCCTCTACAGCCAACAACCGGTAAGTAGGAAAGTTATCCTTTACCGTAACTGCTGTAGGAACTTCTTGGTACTTGCTCCAGTGACTGACAATGAACTTCCACACTGCGCGGTTTTCATCTACATAGAACCAGTCTTCTTTAAGACCGTATTCAAGGACAGCTGTTATGTCCCTTGTGCGTATAGCACGGCTGATGAGCCTTAACTCATTATCTGCAGCCATTACACCCTCCCGATGTCATAGTACCAACTACCGTAACGAAGACTACGTGATGGAATATCAATCACGCAAACTAACTCATTACGGTAAGGCATTTCTGCTACTAGGTCTGCTACGACGTAGTATGCCTTTGCATAGTTAAATGGATTCGTACCTAAGTTGTCAAGGTCGTCCATGTAGTCTTGCATATCTTCTGGCTTTACGCCAAATCCTACAAGTTCTAAAATGTACCCGCTCTTTGCAGCATAGTTCCAAAGGCGAGAGAGCATGGCCCGATCATACTCAACCTCTTCGTGTGAATAAGGTATCACGCCTAGGAGCTTGGTTATGACCGGGACACGCCTGATAATACAGTCTGTTGTAACTGCTACACGTTTAGGTGTTTCATTACTTATGTCCCCTCCCCGCATAAGTTACAAGACTTCTATTTTCCCGTATTTAACTACGAACTCTCTAAATAGTTCTGTGGAACTATTGATAGCTTTGCTTTCGCTCATAGGTGCGCGGGTTGATATTTTTAGTGGGTAGGTTCCGTTATTTTCACGAGCCTTTGACACCACAAAACGAGTGTGCTTGCAAGAGCCACGGGCTTCAAACCCAGGGCAGGTGCACTCTACATCGTCACTTGCGAGATCTATTTTTACTTCGAAAACTCCACGAGCGGAAAGAAAGAATTGGACTGTACGCCATTCTGCCTTTGCCATTGTCTTATCCTTCATTTTCGTCGATCTCCCTCTGCTGACACTACTTCAAGAGGGAAGAAGGCCTCGTGCGCAAAACTTTCCATTGCTGCACCATAGACTTCTCCCCAATTCTTTAGCGGAACGTTTGTTGTAACTATAGTTGGTAAACCGGCATTGTACCTAGAACGCAAGACTGCGTCGAAAGTAGTTTCTGCCCAACCGGATGCTGTACGGTGTTCTTTACCTAAATCATCTAATACAAGAATACTAATGTTATCTGCGGATTTGGCATCGCCATAGATTCGATCCATAAGGTACGCATCGTCTCCTGACTCGTCTTTCCAAGACCTCTGCTGAATACGCAGTAGCTTTGGATAATCCACGAACATAACGGGATTTTTAACCATCGAGTCGGACTGTCCCCAGATTGCTGGCTCTGCACGACGTAACACTTCTTGTAGCACTAGGTTAGCAAGAGTTGTCTTACCGTGTCCGGGCTTGCCAACTAGAAGCAATCCTTTGCCACACAATTCTGTGCCACGAGCACGAATAACTTTTCCGCTAACTACAAGATCTATCCACTGATTTACAGGGACAAGTACTGAATCGCTATACGGATCTAGGTCTGATAACTCTTTGCCAACAAACCTCTCGGGAATTCCTGAGTGATTTATTTGAGCACGTACAGACGGTCGAAGTTCTGATAAGTCAAACACTAACCCTCCAATAGTTTTAGCATCTTAGCCTGATGGGCTACGAAGTCATCATCAGCGTACTCAACTTCTGTGTCATTTGCAAACAGGCCATGGACGGTTGGGTAGTAAGCAATGAACCGCCTCCAGAAGGGCTGGCCTACTCCTGGGTCCCTGACTAAGCGAGGGTCACTAAAAAAGGCCCTGAGTGCCCTCAGAAGGGCTTTACGGGGCACTCCCTGCCCTACCTGTAGGTTAATCCAGGATGCTAGACCCTTGCCGTTGACCTGGCTAGGAGCACCCTTGCCATGCTCACGAGTGAGTTCATAAAACTCTGCGACTAGGTCCTGAGTAGTCCACTCAGCCTCTGGTCGCTCATTCCTACGCATACTAGCGGGAACTGCTTCGAAGCTAGTCTTCTTGTATTTGAGTTTACGCATTTCTTTCTTGTCTATGGGATCAGTAAGTTTACCTACAACCCCAACTTCATCTGTGGAATCAGTCTCTGGGTTATCAAATCCTGGCCATGGCATTTCTACAAACTCCTCTTCTTCCTCGGGCTCGCCCGATACGTTAGTAGAACTTACGTTAGTAAGTTCTACTAATGTACTAGTAGTTATTAGCTTATTAGCTGTACCGTATAAAAGGGTGCCTGAAAATCCGTCCCCGGTAAACCAGGCCTGGGTAACCTGTAACTGGTAAGACCACTGGCCATTTTCTGTACGAAAACTTGTCTCAGAAACATAGCCGGCAGATATCAATTCGCGCACGGCTTTACGCACAGCGTCCCTGCCCTCAGGTACTAGCGGATATATTTCGGCAGCACTAAGTGCCTTACCGGCTGCCATATATAGAGCCCAGATACCTTTAGCACGGAGCGATAGTTTAGAATCCAGCAATGGTGCGGGATCAATCATCTAGCCCTCCTAGATAT